CTGTGGCTGTGCAGGTTGCCCATACGCCGCCTGACCGCTTCCAAAATCTTCAGATGCTGATGCTTTAGTTCCTGCCAAAGGCTCTCCGTCTTCAAGCTTTTGCACATTGTTTAAATAGCATCCTATTCCTTTCTTGCCTGCACTGAAATACGGAGCGAAATTTACTGAAAGTCTGCCATACATTCCTGAATACACCTCTGTTGCACTCATTATCGGTTGTAAGTCAGGACCCACTATCTCAGGTCTCGGTTTAGTTGGATCTGCATTAGTTGATGCTGTAAATACCCAGCACCCCTTACACTCATCTCCGAAAGGAGAACCATCCAGTCTTACTCCGTCACCGTCATGAATCGGTGTAGGTACTACCGGAGGAACTACCCCGTTCCATTTTCCGTTTCTGCCCTCTTCTATAGCTTGTGCTATGGCAGCGTCAATGGCCTGCTTTGTCTGTATGTCAGACTTTGGTAACAGTGCAGTTACACTGTATTTACTGTTTCCGTTTAAGTCGTTTCTTGGGTTTAAAAGTGCCACATAACTAAATCTTACTTTTCCTGTTATTACTTTACTCATTTGTTGATTCCTCCTTGAATTCATCTGCTGCTTTTAATTTAATTGATTCTCTTTTATCACTATCAGGTACCAATGTTGGCTTACCTGTACTAGTCGTTACCATATCGCCTACAAGGGCGGTAAATTCTTTCTTACCTATCTCTTTTTCAACTTGGGCAAGAGTCAATGGGCTCTTTGTCCACAATATTTCTTCACTTATACCGCTATCCGTAAGTTTCTTAAATGCCATATCCATATCTGTCCAGGTTCTTGTTTTTCTTCCCTCTACGGCCTTCCAGCCGGATATGTCATTTCCTTTTAGCACTTCTGACAGGGCATATTCTTCTAAGGCCTTTGCCCAACTCGCAACATCTTTTGCAGTCTGTAAAATTTGTCCGATTTCCTCACGAGATAAGAGCTCAGGCTTTTTAAAATCAAGCTTAGCCAACTCTCTACATTTCTCAGCGTGCTTCTGGCATATCGGTTTAGCTTTGCAAAAACCACACCAAGATCCTTCTTTTTGTTCTCCTGCACCTATGTACGCCATTTCTACTGTCGGCCTTATGCTGTCGCCCCAAGCCTTTAAATCCTGCACACTCGCTATAAATGTCCCTCCGCCATCTTTGTTTCTAGGCTGGAAGATATGCATATGTACAGTCTGAATATTGTAAAATAACTCATATTCTCCCACAGCGCCAAGTGCATACAGTTTTAACTGCGGATTATTTTCTGCACTGACTGCAACATTCTTACCATACTTTAGGTCTACTATATGCAAATCGTTGCCAGATATTATGACGCAGTCCGCTGTACCAAAACCCTCAGGGATATATGCGGATAAGTTAAGCTTTACTTCTACAGCTATGTAAGGCTTTTGTGCGTACGAAAGCACAATACCCCTTATATACTCCGCGTATTCATCCGTAAGAGCATCCATTTCTTTTTGATACATAGCGTCTTTTGTAAAATCTTTAAGTATCTTACTAAAAGACCTTTTCGGTAACGGATCTATAAGCATATTCCTTACTTTAGCCTCTGCTATTGCGTGCGCCAATGTGCCCTCTTTTGCGCTATCCGACGGTCTATCTTCAAAGTTTTCTTCGAGCCTTGCACTGGGGGTGCACTCTAACCACCTGTGCGCCCCCGATGCACTTAATATTGCATGCTTTGGCATTAAAGTTTTACCCCCATCTTTTGCAACTCTGCTGCAATCTCAGGAAGTTGCGCCGGCTGTAACTGAGTGAGTGCCGCTACTCCAAATCTTGCTAAAAGTTGCTGAAACTCCCCTAATCTTCCTGCGTCTTTAAGCTGAATTGCCCCGACTGCTATCTGATCAATAGAGTAGGTAGGCATTTGTGTAGGTGCCTGCGGTGTTACAGGTGCCTGCGGTGTTACAGGCGCTACGGTTGTAGCCTGCGTAACCGGTACCTTAGGTGTTACAGGTGCTGTAGGCGTTTGTGGTGTCGCTACTGCTTTCCCTGTCTGAGTACCAAGTATCTGCCCTGCAAAAGCTACCATCTCGTCAAATGTTTCAAATGTTAAGTTAATCATATCTATCTCCTTTTCTATTAAAAAATTGCTATCGCTAATATAGCCAAATCCAGTACTATAAGCCCTATCATGCCGCCCCAAAACGCTTTCTCAATACCGTCAAGAGCGTATTCAAGCTCCTCAATTCTTTCCTTTAAAGCCCATATCTGCTTACTATGTTTGCCCTCAAGTGTTTCTATTCTTCTTTCAATTCTTTTGTCGGACCACACATCCGGCACAATTACTTTTTCTTCTGCTACCTTAGACATTTAAATCCTCCTTTACTGAGAAGCTTTCTTCCCAGATCCTTATCTTCTAATAATTCTTTCAATGTTTTCTTTTCAAGAGCCTTGCTCAAAGCAGGACTGCATAGTATCGCTCCTAAAGCACTGTCCATAAGTATCTGACCAATTGTGGCCGACATAACATGCTCAACTCTTTTTGTCCTGATAGACCTCTTCTTTTTCTTGCCGTGAACGACTTCCTCTCGCTCTTCTATAACCTTAAGTTCGCACCAGTTGTGGTACTTCTTTTTAACAGTAACCTCACAAATTACATCAGTAGGCACGGCGTTTTCTTTTATAAAAAGCTCGCACTTCATCATGAAAGTGTCGCCCGGCTGTATTGCTTTGTGGATTTCTTCGTATCTCAAAGCAGGCTTAGGACCGCCAATTATAGCTATGTGTATAATTGTATTATTGTGATGTACTATCATATCTTTTTCCTCGCCTGCTCTAAGGCCTCCTCCTTTGAAATCCAGAAGTAAAGGTCTATGGAACTTACCTTAAATCTATCTGTTTCAAAGTGGTTATCATGTACGCTTTCTCCTACCGTAAACTTAATATTTCTATACTTTAATTTTGTCACTAAGGCTGCCACATGCTCACCCTCAAGGCTTTGGATATCTACAACAACGGCTGTATCTGCCCTGCACTTTCTTGTTGTTCCCGAATTTCTTCTCGCATATGCGGGAATACTTAGCATTGCTATAAATTCTTGCTCTTCGTTTTCTACAATAGTCCACCCTGTAAAGCTGCCATGTGTCGGACATACGGGATAAATACCCACAGTATTATCAAATTCAGCTAAATCAATATTTTGTGCATCCTCCAAACTTGCCTCAGTCAGATTTGCCAAAGCGAATGACGCACCGTCCAGATCGGCACCCTCAAAGCTTGCTTCTGTCAAATTAGCAGACAAGAACAATGCATCTTTGCAGTTAGTGTTATTAAAGTTAGCACTCCACGCATTAGCGCATGAGAAGTCTGTATCTACTAAACTTGCACCCTCAAAGTCCACACCGACCAGTATTGTGTCTATAAATTTAGCACCGTCAAGATACGCCCCCCTAAAGCTTGCTTGCGATAGGGCTCTATCATCAAATGCTAATCCTTCCAGGTGCTCACCTGACAAGTCCGCCTGTTTGCCCTTCGTTGCACAACTCTTTACCCACAGCTCATGTTCATCTAAAATCTTATTTAATTCTTCCTGTTTCATATTGCCTCCTTAATCATTTTACATCTGTATGTTGCAGGCCTTCGTCTCTGACCTGCAAATTCCGCAGTTTGTATTTTTATCCTCTTTGCTATCCACTTATCAAAACCGGCTGTATCAAATATTATTGTTGAATTCGGTTTTGACGGGTCCACCTTTGTAGCAAAGTTCTGTTTCGGGTCTCTATAAGCTTCCATAAGCAAAGGTTGTGGAAAACCCAAACTTTTAAGCTCTGACATTTTCATAATTGCTTTTGAATACTCCATAATTTTCTCCTAATCCGTTGCATACTTATCCCAAGTACTCTCATCAAAGAAATTCTTACCCATAAAAGACATCTTTCTATATATTTCGCCCGGGCTATGCGGTACTCTAAGTGCTGCACTTTTAGCATCTCCGCCACTTTGCATTATTTCTTTGACAATTCTTAATTCTTCTTTTGTCCAAGGTAAGGTTCTTGATGTATAATTCTTCCAGGTCTCTCTATTGTATAAATCCACTCCCATAGCGATTATCTTTGCGGAAACTGATACGCTTTTGCGATTTAATCTCTCCGCAATCTTTACAATCTTAGTGCCTGCAGCCTTAAGCTCTGAGAGTGTGGCTATTTCTTCTAAAGTCCAGCCCCTTCGCGGTGAGTAATCATTTTCTTCTTTCATAGCTTCTTCTCTTCTTTGAAAAACTTCTCACTTTGACATTTTGTATAATCCTTATAGCCTCTTCTAATGCCCTTACATCTTTACTCCAAACGCAATCCTTATCACTGCGATCTATCATGCTGTGGCAATGTTCCCAAAGGTCATTAAGCTGACTTATCACCTCTTCTTTTTTTCATTTGTCTAAACCTGTATCTTCATGCTTTATACGTTTTCCCAACTCTTGCGCCACTATTGAAACTTGTTGAGCTGCCCACGCCTTAGTTAAACGCTCAATATATCCGAGCAGTATCCTTTCTAAGGCTTCTTTGCTACTTTCTTTTTCATTCATGTTTATATATCCTCCTATTTACTTTCCCTCTAATCTCTCCTAAACTATCCTTACAAGCTATTGCAGTAGCTGAGTAAATGAAAGGAGGGATATGAGTATGACTAAAAATGATTTCAACAAAATTATCGAAAATGGATATACAAAAGCAATTTCCAAATTTTCAGATCCACAATATGTTACAGAATTTCTTAGTAAACATGCTAACGATGATAATAAGATATCCACCGAAAACTTGATTATTTCATCAATTCTTATGTCTGCTGAAATCACAAGAGAAATGCTTAGCGTTGCTCTTCAAGAAATTATTGAAGTCGATGACTAATTTTTTCTGCGAAATCATCAACATTAGTTTCACCGTCTAACCAAGGATGAACTATATTTTTGACATTTCCAAATTTCTCAACCCTGACTGTAACCTCCAACGTTTCGTCAGGGTTGGACTTTCTTATATTTCTAACTGCCTCCACTATTCTCTCTATGTCCGAAATATAGCTTGTTATTATCTCTATCTTTATTGGTCTTACCGTCATTCTTCCCTCCTAACCTACCTGTTCTTCGTTCTTCTTATAAATCGTGTCACCTACTGACACATCTAAGCCGTACTTGTCTTTGACTGCCATCAGCTCTACCGTGTCCGCCAATATCGGCTCTCTGTCTTTCAGCATTTCAGGCGTCATAGTGGCTTTCTTTATCATCTTTGGATAGCCGTGCTTTAGTGATACAGCTTTATTTGCTATTGTATTCGCCTTGATAAAGTCAACTCTTGCAGGACTTTTCAAACCTTCCTGAAGCTTTTTCATCATTTCCTTCTGATGCTCTTTATCAAGCATTCGGAATATCTCAAAGCCCTCATAGCCTGATGCCTTTCGGAGTTTGGAAAGCATTGTGTACACCCACTTACGGAAGTCTTTTGCTTCAGGTTTATTACTTCTAAAAATAACTTCATAAATCCCATATTCACCTACTATAAGCATTTCTTGCTGTCTTCCTAGGCTGTCCGAGATGAGGTGCCTAAAAAGCACATCGTCATCAAGTCTTCGACTTGTCATTCTTGTGTCCAGTCCCAAAGCATCACATACATCTTTAAGCACCGCCCACCATTCACCATCTTTTTCTACAAATCTGATTTCGTGGTTACACCATTTTTCTATTTTTATAAAATCACCTCCTTTTATTAACTTAAAGTTAAGCACTCGGCAAAAAAATATTTTCTCTATCTATGTTGTAAATCCTGCATAGCATTTCAAAGTAAGCAGGCTTAGGGTAAGTCACACCTTTCTCCCAATTCACAATGGTTTGCTTGCTTATATGCATCTTCTTCGCCACCTCTTTTTGTGTTAATCTGGCATTCACTCTAGCAGCTGCTAAACTAATTTGCAATTTTACCACTTCCTTTCAATCAAATTTCTCTTTGTTACAGGCATAGTATACTTAACTTAAAGTTAAATGTCAATACTTAAAGTTAACTTTTTTTAATTTTATTCTTGACTATTATAACTTTTAGTTTATACTGTATTTATAAGGAGGTTACATTATGAGCGACAAAGCAATTAATGATATAATAGCATTCAATTTAAATAGGCTACTAGAAGCCAATGGCAAAAATCAAGCAGATCTTGCCGCATATATGGGAGTATCCCAAGCAACTGTTTCAAATTGGTGCAAAGGAATTAAGTCGCCCAGAATGGACAAGCTTGATAGGATTTGTGTATTCTTGAATTGCACAAGGACAGACCTATTAGAGGATAAAACCAGTGTTGATAGCAATGGCTTGTCTTCTTCAGATCGCAAAGACATTGCGAAAAGCCTTGATGAGATGATGGAGCAACTTGAGAGCGGGACTGACAGCCCTCTAATGTACAACGGGCAGGAGCTTAGTGAAACTTCAAAGGCACTTCTTCGCAATGCTTTAGAATACGCTCTTACAGAAACAAAGAAGGAAAATAAGGTAAAATATAATCCGAACAAAAATAAAGGGTGATAGAATTGAATACCGAAAAAACACGCAAGAAAATAAGAACAATCATTGCACACTATGAAAGAATGACCGGAAGTAGAGACCCTATTCGGATTGCAAAGTTTGCCGGAATAGGCATATCTATATGCCCATTAGGTGAACTATCAGGCTTTTATAAATTGATAAAACGCAAGAAATGGATATTTATCAATGAAGATCTGATGGATACAGATATGTTTAGAGTGGTAGTCGCACACGAATTAGGACATGCTTTTTTACACAGAACTAAGGAATGTGCATTTATAAAAAATCACACTCTACTACTTACTTCGTGGGTAGAGCGTGAAGCGAATATGTTTGCAGCGGAGTTGTTGATACCCGACTGCAATCAATATAAAGTTGTATATCCCAAGGAATTGATGGATATAAAGAAAAATTTAGATAAAAGGGGCTCTGTAAGTTCAATATGATGTATAGAATTAGACAAAGCACAACAAAGGAGTTTACATGGAACGAGGATGAAGAGTTGTATTTTTCAACGCTTCACTCCAAACTAACCGATTATGAAAATTCAAAAATTGTTTTGCACAGATTGTCAAATGGGAGTATTGAGACTTATTTTAACCATTATCCACTTGGTAAAATCAAACTTCAGGGAAGAAAGCATTATATGCAAGTTTTAAAATCCTTATACAAATGGGATATTATTGATGGGAGTGTGAGAGATTTTATCGAGAGAGTAGATGATGTTATCAAATACATGAGGAAATACTGCACATACTGAGAAATGATTTCGACAAGGCTGACTGCGATCAGGTCGAGTGTGAAGCTAGATAAAAATAAATATTATATAAAGGGGATAAAAAATATGGGATTATTTGGATTTGGAGCTAAAAAGGAAATGAAGCCAATAAGGGCATTTCACTATGAGGGCGTAGACGCTCTTTATACAGACTGTCCGTGTTGGATCAGGATGACTGATACAGATTTTGAAATAAAATCTGACAAGCCAGAGGTTAATGTGAATCTGCCTAAAGACCGCATAAAATCAGTGTCCTGTATGGATGAGGATAAATTTATGCAGAAGTATCACGGAAATGCTGTGAAAACTTCAAAGCTTACAAGAAAGTACTTGTCTATTGAGTATACATCCGCTTCTGGCGAAGCGAAAATGCTTGCTCTATGGATACTACACATGAGTGGTGATAATCTTAAACTTATAAAGATGCAGAACGAATTTAAGCCTACACAATCAAATATAACTTTATAATTAAAAAAGCCACCCGGATAACCGAGTGGCCAAACATACCATTAAAGCTGTTATGCTAAAACAATACGCTCTAGACAAGCTATATTGTACCACTGTAACAGCTGTTTGACAATGGCTGTTATTTTTATACTCAAAAACAAGGAGGTACATATATGGCGAAGGCTAAATACAGTAAAGGAAAAGACGGATATTTCAGAGCGAAAGTCTGGGATGGCACATTTAACCCTGATGGATCCAAGCACCGAATCAACCTTATATCCAAAAAATCAAGTGCAGACCTTGAAAAGAAAGTAAATGAATTTAAAGATAAAGTATATAAAAGAGAATATGTAACCTCCAGCGATATATCTCTTTATGAGTATGCTATAGAATGGCTTGATACATACAAGGTAAACCGGTCAAGAAATACTTACCTGATGTACAGAAACATCATAGACAAGCATATAATCGACTTGTCAGATATTCCTTTACAGCACCTTACTCACGCAAGACTGCAGTCTCTTATAAATGAAAGAGTGGATAGACCTCGAACCTGTCAACAACTTGCACTAACCTTAAAGCAAATTTTAAAATCCGCTTCAAAGGCTCAACTAATACCGATAAATGTAGCACATGCGCTTGTAGATGATTTGGAGTTGCCCTCATACAAGAGCAAAGAAAAGAGAGCTCTTACAGAACTTGAAATCAAAGCAATAAAGACTGCAGATTTTACCGACAGAGAAAAGTGCTTTATATATCTCTTATACGGCTGTGGCTTGAGAAGAGGTGAGGCCTTAGCTCTTACCAAGTATGATATATCACTTGAAAATGCTGAGGTAAGCATAACAAAGTCTATGGCTTTTGAGGTCAATAGGTCTTACATAAAAGAAACTAAGACGGTTAGAGGGCAAAGAACAGTGCCAATGCCTGGATATCTAAAAGATTTTTTAAAAGACTACCTAAAGACAGTAGACAATTATTTAATCACTAAGGTAGACGGTTCGGAAATGACTTTATCAAGCTTTGAAAAAATGTGGGAACAAATCATAAAGAAAATGAATATTGCTGCAGGCGGTACAGATACAATTAGGATTATACACGGTCTTACCCCTCATATCTTCAGGCATAACTACTGCACTCGTCTGTGCTATCAAGTACCGGCTATATCTACAAAGATGATTGCTAAACTGCTGGGTGATACTGAAAAAATGGTTATAGATGTGTACAGCCACATTTTAGTAGATAAAGAGCAAGTAAATAACTCAATAGAGACTGCAATATCACTGTAGATTTCTTAGACATTTATTAGACATCTTACTTTTAGACAAGCGATTTTAGACATTTTTAGACATCTATTTTATATTAAAAGGACTCATTTTCAGCCATCACAGAAATTAAAAAATGGCTCAAAGCCTTGTAAATCAAAGCTTTG